TTTCTTGCAGTAGCATCTGTGTCTACATATGTTCCAAAATAACCACCTGCTGCTACCGAAACTGGTTCGTCAGCAGAAGGAGGGACAGGGGACTGACCCTTCTGACCCTCCTTTCTGTTAATTTGGAAGCCAAATAATTGACTCATGATATCTATTCAATAGTTGGTCGTTCAACTATTTATGGGATTGAGATTCCGCTTCTTCCTGCTTCGGATTCATCTCCACTATCACCGTCTACTGTCCAATAAGAATATTGGAATTCAACTGTGAATTCTTCAATCTGATCGTTGCTATCATAAGCAAGATCAATTGCAGAAGTGCTTGTTGGGAATGCATACCAGAGCTTGTAAGATCTTAGAATTGAACCACCTTCAGATGAATCTTTCTCAAGTTGCTTAACGATAACGCTAGCAGAGTATTGAGTAGGATCAATCTCGTCAGTCGTATTTGCCTGATGAGTGTTGAGAACTTTGAGCCACTCTTCAAAACGAGAGCGAACTTTGAAGTCCTTATCGTTGATGAAGGTTGCGGTCCAGTTATCAAAGGTTCTATCCCCAGCGATCTTTACAGTTCTACCACGGAAAGGTACTTCAATAACTCCAACGTTTGAAGCTGGAAGTGCTGCTGACTTACACATTAAACCTGTAAGTTCTTTGTCGCCACCGACAAGAGCAGGGAAATTAATGTCCACTAGGAACATATTTGGTCTTACACCTTGTCTTACCTGTTGTAAGAAAGATGAAACATTACTTGTGATTGCCATTGGGTTAATTACTCCTTTTTAATATTTAACGGAAAATCAGCGTCCAACGACTTCGCTGAACGAAACTCCAGTCCTGGTAGCAGTAAAGGTTACCGTTACATAGTTGATGGAGCGTGCAGGTTTGATGAATAGTTCAGCAACAAATTCATTGCGGTCAATAACATCAGGTGTGTTATTTGAAGCATCGCAGACTACTAAGAAATCAGTAATGCCTTGTAGTGCAATAATTTCGTTGAGGTAAGAGTTGATTGATGAAAGGAATCCAGAACGAGTTACCTCGTCATTGATTTCAAAAAGTACTCCCTTAGCAAGTTGCTCAACTCTCTTCTCTACATTGAGGAAGAGACGGCGAACATTAATTCTATCAAATGCAGATGGTGCTGCAAGAGCTGTTCTGTCACCGAATAGAACAGAACCACTACCTGGGAAGGTTACGATTGGGTTGATTCTATTTTGATATAGTTCGTCACGATCTGCTTTATTTGGATTGTAAGCAAGTTTGACAACGTTGCGAATACCACCGCGAGCCATTCCTGCAGGAGAAATCCAGTCAGCAACACTTGATGAGGTACTTACACACAAACCAGCAACATCACCATTACATGGAATGTAGCGATACTTATCGTTAAAGCGGTCATACATGTACTTATAACCACTATCAAGAACTGCAAATGAAGTTGATGTGATAGCGTTAAAGAAGTTTAAAGTGTTTGTTCTTTGATCAATCGTAGTCAAACCAACACCACCAACTCCAATCTGGTTACCTTTATGGGGTGAAACGAATGCAATACAATCTTTTCTTCCAGCAGCAATAGCGACAGCTTTCTGTGCTTTGGTTAGAGTATCATTTTCTGTTGCCATTGATCCGCCCATTAGGACAAAATCAACTTCGGTTTCCTCAGTATCAAGGAAAAGATCGTATGCTGATGCTACTTCGCCAGGAGTGTATGAGTATCCATCTGCACCGCTACTAAGATCGGTTTCATTGTTAGCAATCAGAAGCATCTTGTCTCCAGAACTTAAAGTTGTTGATGCAACTCCAAGTGCTTTACCATTTCCACCAGAAACTGGTTCAATAGTGTTTGTTAAATCATTACCATGGAAAATAAAGTCTGATACTAGATTGACTGATGACTTATAGTATACTGATTGTCCTTCTGCTCCTTTGCCATCGCTTAATTTTGAAAGATACGTAAATCTTTCAAGGATGGTGTTAGCAGCACCAGAGATCTCACCAGTTGTGTCAATGACAGCAAGATGAATTTCGTCATATGAAATGCCTCTAGCAGAAGCAAATTCTGAAGTGCCAGGACGAGGACCGACTGCTGCAAGTTTCAGACCAGTTGAACCAATACTTGTATTAGTGTACCAATCTTTAACACTGTTGATTGCAATGTTATCATCGCTTACGGTATTAATTGTGATTGTCAAATCTGCAGAAGCACCTGTTCCTAGGTTTGCTGCAGCGACGGTTACTGTTTCTGCCGCGACATAATCAGTACCTGCTTGTACAATTGAAACTCCAGATACATTACCACCTACATCAATGGTAACTTCAACTCTTAAACCTGTTCCAGAACCACCAGTTGGATCTGCAGTGTGAACACCATTTTGTGTACCAGCACCAGAATATGCACCAGCAGTTACTGCTGTGACATTTCCATCATTGGGTTCGTCAAAGATGTCTCCCGTTGTAATTAATGAAGTTGGGTTGTCTAAGATAACCGCAAGTTCACTAGTAGCTGCATCAAACGAATAAATTCTTCCTGCTTTACCACTTACAGTTGTGAATGAAGTATTGAGTGCAGTTGTAGCTGGAGCAGATGCTAGTGTCAAAATTTGATCAGCACCACGGTCAACCGCTACAACTTTAAGTGAGTTGCCCCATGTACCTGCTGTTCTTGCAGCAAAAATGTTTGATGCACCAACACCAGATTCATACTCAAGATCATTCTTGATTAGAACACCAGCTGATCCTGATTCTGTTGCGTTTAGAACACTAGCAGTTTCTGCACGAACAACGGCGAGTTGTCCACCGTATCCTAAGAACTCTGCTGCTACCATCCAGTCTTCAGCATTTTCATCTTTTGGTGTACCAAAAACACTAACGAGATCCTTCTCGCTACCGACTGATACGATTTCACCGATGGGTCCTTTTTGGAACGAAGACGCAAATGCAGCAGTAAGAGCAGAATCTCCTACAATGACCGCATTAGTTAGGTCGCGTTCCCTGAGAACTACACCAGGCGAGACTTGACTTGCCATGTTTAAACTCCTTGGAAAATTCCGAATTAATCTATAAATATTTAGATTTTTGAACTTCTTGAGTGGGGAAACAATGCATGAACACTCTACCAGTCAGGGTAACTGTCTGGTCTAAATCTAGGAATAGGATCGTATGGTATGTCAGGTTTATTTTTATTTTCTTTTCTAGATCTACTGACTCTTGTTTTTGTGCAATCCTTACATTCGTATGAATACGCAGAAACAGTATTTCTATTTCTTCTAGTTCTATAAAAATCTGTAAGGAGATCTTTTGTTGCGCCACATGATCTACATTTTCTTTCTGTAAATATCAGATGGTCTAGTGAGAATTGATCCTCTATATTCATTAGTAGTTCCACATGTATCCAACTTCTTCCTGTGTCGTTCCATACTCCCAAACGGTTCCGTCTGCGTCCACGAAGGTATCATCACCCATGCCGTCATCAATAAACCCAAAGGGAGCCATATCTTGCTCAATCTGATTACGTTGTTCATCATAAATTCTTCTCCTTATATCTTGATCTGTCATTTCTTTAAAGTAGTCTTGCATGACTAACCATGCAAACAATACCATACACATTACAAGGTCATCATGGTATCCTTCATCTGCTTCCCATGCTTGTTTCTTCTGCACAAACGTAGTAAGTTCTTGGAAGATCTGGAAGTCATTAAACAATAACTTGTCTTCTTCAATAATTGCTTTTAGATTAGAGCATCCGATCTTCTTGACCGTTACACTCATCTTAACACCTAGTTGTGTTTTTGATCCTGAAAATCCTTGACCTACGACTTGACCTGCTCTACCACGCATCGCACACATAAGTACGTTAGGATATTCAAGATCATAATTGAGAGTAGAAGCAATACCATCTCCAATATCATTTACTTCTACAAGAACGTATGGGTTATTGTATTCTTTACAAACTTGAAAAATTACTGAGGGAAACAATACAGGTTTAATCTCATTATTTCTGTACTTCGCAACGATCTTATACGGCATCGTGGTGATATCAAACACGAGGAAAGCACTAT